TTTTACCGCGGATAGGCTAAGATTACCAGGTTAGGGCTAAAAATCGATCCTAGGGCCGGCCAGAGGCCTTCCTGGGGCATTCTAACAAGGTTTCTGAAAAATTAAGGCATATACCCCTAATAATTATGGTGTTATATATGTTATACTCATGAGTATACGTAGTATACAACTTCTGAAGAAGTATAACATCTATATGTTTTAGAAAACATCTAAGTAACTACATAATTAAATAATATATATTATATATATGTAGATGTTATCTTTTGAGAGGCGGCTATTCTGCCGCCACCCTTGTTTTCATATATGATATCAAAAGGCGATCTTAAAGCAATTATAACCATGATAGAAAAAGAGGATTTAAAAATCAGATGTATTGTTTCTGCGTGTTACGATTTTCAAAATCGTGTTATTTTTAAAAACCCCTTGACATTTGGGAAAAAATTTGCTATAATGTATATATACAAAGAGGAGGAAAAAATATGAGAAAATTGGAAAAGCCAAAAATGTTTCATCTCGATGGAAAGCTTTCTTCAAGATCCGGGATGAGGACCAAAGAAGAGATTGAGGCAGCATTAGCATCTCTCGAGGAGAGGGTCAAACTTACTGATGTATGGAATGATCCTATCGAGAAAGTTAAGTCTCTCAAAGAAGAGATCAGGAGGAGAAAATGAGAATCTGTACATTCCCAGGATGCGGCAGGAAACATTACGCAAAAGGAGTATGCTGGACTCACTATCAGATGCATCATGTTCGCGGGCAAGAGCTGAGAACTATCTATGGCCCCACCAATCATAAACCACCTTCAAAATGTAAATATCCCGGATGTGATAGAATAGCTCATAGTAAAGGCTACTGTAACTTTCATTATATAAGATTTCGTAAATATGGGAGCCCTGATATAACTCATACACGTGGCAGGAAAAGCCAAGGAGGTCATTCTTATTATCCCAATCATTCTTTATTGATAAGGAATAGGCTTATCAAATTGGACATGACTCCTATATGCCAAGTCTGTGGAAAGAAAAAAGCTAAATTTACTCATCATATCGACGGAACAAATACCAATCATACTATTGAGAATCTTCTTCCGGTATGCAGCAAGAAATGTCACAACAAGCTTCATGTTCCAACCGGATATAAAAAATGGTTTGAAGAAAACGGAATGAGTTCTGTGCTTCATCCAAGTGATAGATGGCTTTCTAAAAAAGAGATTGAAAGGATGTTCGAGCACGATCAAATAAGATTCTTGAAAAAAAAGTAAATCTCTATATATAATATAATATGGAGAAAACCAATTTGAACGTGTTATTCTGGGTAAGATAGAAGTTTTCGGGATAAAATAAGCGGGAGGAGATCTAAAATGGTTAAAAAAGGTTCTGTTATAGTCAATCCCAGAGACATAGAAGAGAAGCTAAACCTCGAAAAAGAAGAAGAAAATCTAAGTATTTATAAGACACAGAACGTATATCTATCAGCTTTTCTAATTTCCCAGGATAATTTTAAGTTGGGAAAAGTGTTCATAGAAGATCTCAGCAAAGATAACAGGGCCAATATCGAGATTATGTATGATCCAAAGTACCAGGGATTGCTTGATAACTATCTCGAGATTTATAAGAAGAACAAGGCAATTGTAAATCTCAGTATTTATCAGCAGAATATAAGATTTATCATGCACCTGGTAAATAAGCGTAAATCGGGATTGGTGGACTAATGTCAAAGAAAATCATAAGCACTTCCAAATTCGTAGTACAATCATTTGATAAAACTGAGAAGAGAATATTTGCTGCAATTAAAAGAGATATCCTGAAAGAAATAATCACTCCTAAAAATGCCGATCTTATTATGGTTGATGTGATAGGCTGCGAATATATTAAATATGTCCGTGCTCTTACTGCCGGCCAGCCAAGGATAGCAATCGCATCAGCAAAGGCCATGAGGGAATACCTTGCTGAACTTAATCTCACTCCTCATTCCAGGGTGGAAACAAATACAACCTCCACTCTTAGCACCATATTCAAAATCTTGAACAAGGAGGATAACGATGCCAGGGATACGCAGGAAATTCACAGGCCCGAATGGGTACCTGAACTTCATTCCTGATAATGGGGCTATCACGCTTACCCGTGATATCAATAACCGAATTGTCAGGATTGATTATGCCGGACCAAATACACAACTCTTTCATAGGATATTTACGAGGGATGGTGCAGGGAGGATTACGAATATCGGATATTGGATACAAGACTCAGTTTAATAGGAGGATACTATGCGGCTGGCTATTTGCATGATCGTTAAAAACGAGGAAGCTCATCTGGAGCGTTGCTTGAAGAGTGTACAGGGATTAGGCGACATTTATATTTTGGACACAGGATCAACTGATAGGACTTGTGAGATAGCACGCAAGTATACCGATAAGGTCTTTGAAAACGAGTACAAGTGGAATGATAATTTCGCTGAGGCCAGGAATTATATCAAGGCTAAGGCAAATGCTGATTGGATCTTTTCCATTGATGCTGATGAATATCTTGAACAGGGACAAGCAGTCCACCATGCTTTCCATAAGATAATCGAAGACATGGAATTGCATGGTGTCAACACGATGAATGTTATCCTGAAAGCAGAAGGCACAGGAGCTACTCATACATTTCCGCGGCTCTTTAGGAAATCAATTGATTGGAAAGGAGCCATACATAATTATCTAAGTGTAAGCGAACAGAATAAATGTGACATTACCATCATATATGGATATTCAGAAGCACATAAGAAAGATCCAGATAGATCTTTGAGAATACTGACAAAAGAATGCGAGGATCCAAAGAAAGTAAGAGAGAAGTTTTATCTTGCAAGAGAATATTGGTATCGCAAAGATTATCAGACCGCTATCAATTGGTATGATAAGTATCTCCAAGTTGCATGGTGGGGACCTGAGATGGCTGATGCTAATCTGATGAGAGCAAGATGTTATCTCGCAATGAAAAATTATAAGATGGCCCGCAGGGCTTGCCTTGATGCTATAAACATCAATGCTGATTACAAGGAAGCCTTACACTTCATGGCAGGGCTTACAGGGCCTAATAGTAGTGCAAGATGGTCACAGTTCGCGGATCTTGCAACAAATAAGAATGTGCTCTTTGTCAATGATATCAAGGATGAGAGGGAATATCAGCTGGATAGATGTATTCCCGATCTCTTCAAATTTAAGACTGTCCTTTATGTCGGTGCCAATACTCACAGATGTCATATTCTCCCGACATTCAGGAATCGCGGATATGAGATTGATATTGTAGAACCTCATAAACCGAATTGTGATTATTACACGGGAGTCATAGGTATCAGAAATACTTATAATGTAACTATACAGGAATTCAATCCTGAGGATAAATATGATGTTGTGTTCTGGTGGCATGGCCCGGAGCACGTGAAGAAAGAGGAATTAGAATCGACATTGAAGCATATTGAATCCATGACGAAGAAATATGTTGTGTTAGGTTGTCCGTGGGGCAATAATCCCCAGGAAGCAATAGATGGAAATTATTTTGAGATTCATAGATCTTCCATGTATGTAGAAGATTTTGAGAAATTAGGATATAATGTGGATACGATAGGTACAAAAGATAATTGGAATAGTAATTTAATAGCATGGAAGAAATTGGAGGAATAAATGGCTGACTTCCTATCTACCAGTCTTCTTACGGGTCAAATTGACCTTATAGATTTAGATCCAGATCCATCTGCATCCGGGGTTGGTCCAACAGGGCCAACCGGCCCTACCGGTCCAACAGGGCCAACCGGCCCTACCGGTCCAACAGGGCCAACCGGCCCTACCGGTCCTACTGGTCCAGGTGCTGACTATGCACAGGTTGTGACAGTTGCTAAGTCAGGAGGAGACTTTGATGTTATCCAGGACGCTATAGACTCTATTGTGGATGCTACTACCAATAAACGTTACATTGTGAGAGTTTATCCTGGTGTCTATAATGAAACAATTACTTGTAAAGATTATGTTGATATTCTCGGATCGGGTAGAACGAATACCATTATCTCCGGGACAAGCGGAACAGTTCTTACATTCCCTGCAAACAAATGTACAGTATCAGAAATTGGAGTAAGCGTAGATTATGGTGCATTGGGTGCCCTTTCTACAGCTATAACAAGTGCATGTGCGGATGGTGTATTAAAGGATTGTGATATATTTGTAACTAAATCATCCGGTGATTTCGTAATGCACGCTATTACAATTACAGCCGGTTCATTCAGGATGTCAGACTGTTATTTAACATATTCAATAACAGGTGCCTCAGTAGGTTCAGGCTTAATTCAGTCTTGTATAGTCCAAACAGGCGTATTGACAACTATTATCTTCAATAATAATGAGCTTATATTAACCAGTAATGATACCAATGATTATTTGGTAGGATTTGAAACTACTGCAAACGTAACTGGTAAATGTTTACTTGCTAACAATGTAATAGACATAAATACAGGTGTTGTCGGCGGAGCGGCTGCAGGATTGTGGGTGTATGGAACTGCGACAGGTGCAATATTCAATCAGAATAGAATAACTGTTCAAAATCCAAATCTTTCTTATGGAATATATGTAGATTCAACCGCGGGTGGTGCAATAGTAGATACAAGACATAATGAGATTATTGTGACACCATCAGGAGTTTCTACAGGTTTCCAGGTTGCAGTGGATGATTTTCTAAACTCTACATTTGATAAGATCACTGCTGGAACACCTTATGCTGGAGCAGGAGATGTTACATTTGCTTCTTCTACGGAAGACGGTGTTATAGAAGTTGAAGATGAAGCATATGGTCCAACATGGAATGGTTCATTGGAAGTACCTACAAAGAATGCCATCTACGATAAAATTGAAGCAAACCCTGGTCCAACTGGTCCTACTGGCCCTACCGGCCCTGAAGGACCTACTGGTTCTACAGGAAAGACAGGAGCGACCGGTCAAACCGGTCCCACTGGAAAAACAGGAGCTACCGGCAAAACAGGTGCCACCGGCCCAACAGGGCCGACCGGATCAACAGGTCATACTGGTCCGACGGGTCATACCGGAGCTACCGGAGATATAGGCCCGACTGGACCCACAGGACCAACCGGTCATACAGGGCCAACAGGAGGAACAGGTGCCACAGGAAAAACAGGTGCAACAGGTAACACTGGTCCAACTGGCCCAACTGGTAAAACTGGTCAAACAGGAAGTACTGGCCCAACCGGGCCTACAGGCCCAACTGGACCAACCGGTCACACCGGAGCTACAGGACAAACTGGGGCCACTGGCCACACTGGTCCCACAGGTAGTACAGGACCTACAGGCAAAACTGGTGGAACTGGACCAACAGGCCCTACAGGACCTACTGGTCATACTGGTGCTACTGGCCCTACAGGAGTAACAGGACCAACTGGTCCTACTGGTGCTACAGGTGGAACAGGAGCAACCGGTCCTACTGGACCGTCAGGTGCAGCATCATGGGCTGATACTGAACAGATAGGATCAATCAAAGCTTGGCCGACAGGAGTACCGCCAGCATATTGGCTGCTATGCGATGGATCAACATTAGGAGATGCAGCTTCAGGTGCTGATTTTGCGGGTGATGATTATCACGATCTCTATGATGTAATCAAAGATACATTCGGCGGAACATATGATTGGGCTGGACACGAAACTGTTAATCTTCCTGATATGTCAGAGAAATTTGTCATGGGACCTGGAGGATTATTTGCCCTTGGTGCCACTGGCGGATCCGCGACTAAAGATCTCGAGCATACTCATAATATAGCAAATCACGACCACACAATTACTCACGATCATACTATGAAGAATCACACGCATAGTTTGAGTAATCATACTCATACTATGGCTAACCATACTCATAGTATGCAGGCTCATACTCATACTTATTCAGGAACTACAAGTGATCAGGGAACTGTAAGTGTCAGCATATTTCCACCTTGCAGTGAAAATTGTACGAGATATCACAATCATACTTATTCTGGAACTACGAATGGTCCATCAACTGCAAATACCGGTGCTCCATCTACAAATACTTCTGACGCTCCTTCAACGAATACTTCTGGAGCTCCAAGCGATAATACGACTGATGGATCCTCTGCAGCAAATTCAGGATTGGCTGCAACTACTCCTGATAATGCTCTTTCTGCGACAGAAGATGTACTCAATCCGTATATCGTAGTTTACTTCATCATCAAATATGCTCGCGAAGTTCCAACTCCTGGTGCCACTGGTGCCACGGGAGCTACTGGACCAACTGGTCCTACCGGACCAACCGGTGCCACTGGTCAGACCGGTGCAACAGGTCCTACAGGAGCAACAGGGCCTACCGGTGCAGGTGCTACGGGACCTACCGGACCTACAGGTGGTGATGTAAATCCTATTACTGTATGTAGAGCATTTTGTCATACAGCACAAAACAATATAAATGAAGAATCTTATGTGCAAGTTTTATTGGATGATGATTCTACTTTACCAGGTGGATTTGATCTTGACGGAGATTTCAATATTACAACTCATGAATATACGGTGCCTGCTAGTGGATATTATTTGATAGAAGGATCAATAGAAATATATGATGAAGGAAGCAATGATGCAGTTAGAGTTCAAATAAGAAAAAATACCAGTACCGTATTAGCAGAAGGACATAATGAAGATCAAAAAGCTTATTATGTAAATCGTTTTAATGCTAATGTTTCAGATATTGCTTATTTAGGAACAGGTGAGACAATACAATTATATGTATGGTATAAAGGAGATGGAGATGATAGTGGAGATATACAGGCAGACTCTTATACATTAAATTATTTAGCTATTAGTTTATTACCTGGAGGATCAATTGGACCTACAGGTGCCACCGGTGCTACAGGGCAAACCGGAGCGACAGGACCTACAGGACAAACTGGAGCTACTGGACAGACGGGTGCGACCGGACCTACTGGACAAACCGGACCTACGGGTCCTACTGGGCCTTCATATTGGTCAAGAAATGATGATATATTCCCGGGAGGACCATTCCTCTATCCGACGACAGATAGTGATGATGTCATACTTCCGAGTGGATTCTTGGGAGTATCTGAAATTCATCATCCTTCCGATCATGTCAATGCAGCAATAACCATAGATAGTGCTGGCCGTATTCTGAAACCACTTCAACCTATGTGTAGAGCATATTGCAATGCTGGCATGAGTAATTTAACTCATAATACTGTTACTACTATTGTTTTAGATACAGAAACATATGATGTGGGAAGTAACTTCAATACTGGTACATATACATTTACAACACCAGTAGCTGGTTATTATTTGATATGTGCGAGTATTGGTTATTCGAATGTTGTTTCTAGTGCTAGATATGATACAATGGTTTATATAGATGGTGCATTACTTGTGTGTGGAATTCAACAATTAGATGCAACCGGACCCGCTAATATTGAATTAGCTCCTTTTGTGTCAGATATTTTTTATATTGCTTCCGGAAAAACAATTCAATTAAAAGGTATCGTTCGTCATGCTAGTGCTGATACTGTTGATGTTGCAGGATCTTCTAATAAAACATTTATGACAATAATGTTATTAGCATAAAATAAACGGAGGGATACTATGGATAAAAATTTAACAGTTCCAATGACATGGCCGCATGATATGGATTACGCGAAGGTTATCGCTTTAATTTGTGCAAACGCACATTTAGGTGGTAACAATGGAGGTTTCGGATATAATTCTTATTTAGAGATCGGAGTAGAACGAGGTGGTAGTATGGAAATTATATCACCTAGTTTCAAGAGAGTTGTGGGAGTAGATATCGAAGATAATAGAATATTTAAAACTGGTGAATTTTATAAAATGACCAGTGATGAATTTTTTAAACAGAACAAAGACACATTTGATGTAATATTTATTGATGCGTGTCATCTCTCAGAGTTTGTTATCCGAGATTTTGAAAATGCTTTGAAGATACTTAATAAATACGGGATTATATTTTTCCATGATGTAGATCCTGATTCTCCGACGGTAGCAGATAGAAATAAACCGTATGCGAAGGATGCATATAAAGTAATAGATTATATTTATCAGAATCATCCGGAATTGAATATAATTACATTACCTATGACAAATGCGGGCCTTGGTATTTGCAGAAGAAAAGCTGATGTAAGAAGAGAACAAGGCGTAATAATTTAGGAGGGATACCATGGATATTAAAGTGGAACAGAAAGGGGAAAGGATAGCTCCAGAAAATCTTCAGAAGTTTGGTAAGGATGAAATCGAAAGAGTTAAAAAGGACCTGGAGGATGCCACCAAGAGGTTAGTTGATCTTCAGCATTCCAGGATCATGACGCGGGAGAAAGCGGCCAAAATAGCTGAACTCAATTATGCCATCGCGGTAGGCAAGATTTATCTTCAGAAACTGAAGAACAAATGGGCATAATCGAGATGCATAAAATATTAACAAATGAATATTCCATCGAGAACTTTTCTCAGATCAGTTTTGACCAACAGTACAAGCTGATTAAAGATCTCAATGATCCAATAGTTTTTGCCGAGAAATTGCTCGGGCTCAAGCTCTTTGAATATCAACAAAAGATTCTGGTTGATGAATCTCTCAGGGTTAACATCAGAAAGGGCAGACAAGTAGGAATGTCCTTTATATTGGCTCTGAAGAGCATTATCAAGGCTATCAAGAGATCCGGAGTTGTTGTTGCTGTCGTTTCTCCGTCGCAGAGACAGAGTTCGCTCGTGTTCAGGTATATCATGAATTTTTTTAGGGGACATGAGCTTTTGCGGCCGGAGATAGAAAGTAAGAACTCCAGGTGCTCCCAAACGGTAATCGAGTTGCCTAATGGATCTATCATTTATTCGCTTCCTTGCGGCAACGATGGACACACGATCAGAGGTATTTCAGTCCCAAAGGGAAGCATGCTGATAGTTGATGAGGCAGCATTCATCCCGGAAAAAGCATGGGAGGCCATAGATTATTTCACCGCGGTGGGAGGACAGGAAGTACTTTCAAGCACTCCTCTCGGCAAACGCGGAAGGTTCTATGAAGTCAGCGAGAACCAGGCATATGTTCATTATAAGATTCCGACTACGCTTAATCCACTGGTGGATAGAGAATGGTTAAAATCCAGGGAACATTTAAGATCTTACGCATCAGAAATTCTTGCAGAGTTTATTTCAGGGGAAGGAAAGTTCTTTGATGAAGAGATTGTCAGGGCAGTAATCAATGCCAATCTCAATTGGAACGATGATCCGCGGGACGTGGCCGGGTCATTCAAATGTATGGGAGTTGATGTCTCGCTTGAACGCGATCCATGTGTGGTGACTATCGCTCGCAAGAAGCTGGAGAAGTATATTCCTTTCTTCATCCAGGCTTACAAAAAGAAGAACGATAAATCCACTTATGAATGCGATTTCAAGGCTGTCAACTCATATGATGATATAGAAAGCGAAATCTTACTGCAGAACAAAAGGTATGGCGGAGTTAATTACGGTTGCGTGGATGCTACTTACAATCCATATCTTGCTGAAAGGCTTGGCAAGGTAATGACCATCTTCCCGGTAAAGTTCAACAGCACCGCGAAGAATGGCAACCCCATGAAGAGCGAGCTCATGCATACTCTTCTGGCAGCAATGACGGGAAAGAAGCTTGAATTGCCGAATCACCCTGTACTTATAAGGCAGCTTTTAAATTATGAATTTGAATATACGGACAATAAGAATATTAAATTTTCAAGCGAAGATGAAGATTTTATTGATAGCCTTGCTTTATGCTTGTATAATGAAATCTCGATTGAGGAACCAGACAACTTCGCCGTGGTTTGAAGTTTTGGGAAAAATCTATATATAATATTAATGGAGGACCTCAATGAACCTTTTAGGGTTATTTAAGCCTAGGAAAACTACTCCAGCACCTAATTCATTTGATTTTCAGGAAGCAACTCAATCTTTTCGCCTTCAACAGTATGGTTATCTGTATGAGGCTCCAAAGGATAATTATCTCCCACTTTATAAGCTATTATATGATAATGTCCCTGTTTTAGATGGAGCTGTCAATACCTATACCGATCTGGTATGTGCCGGCTGGGAAATAGAGGATGATGATCCGGATGAAGGTAAATTGGTTACCCAGGAACTTCGTAATACTAATTTTGATAAGACCCTGAAGACCATGATGGATGATTATTTTATCTATGGGTTCTACGGGGCTGAGATAGTCCCTAATAAACAATTCAATAAGTTTTCCAAGTTACAGGAAATACCAAATACAGAACTGAGGATGAAAAGAAATGATCTTGGAGATATAACCGAGTTTGTCCAGGAAGCAAGGCCCAAGACTATTACATTCGATCCTGCAATGGTTCTTTTCTCCGCGAATAGAGAATCCGTCACAGAACCTTATGGTAGATCATTATTCCGCAGCATGCCTTGGATAACCAGGGTTATGCTTGAGATGCAGGATTCAATGAACAAGATCTACAGGAGATATGGTTCCCCGAGATTCCACGTGAAGTATATTCCAGCCATCCAGCTTGACCAGACAACTCTGGAGACCAGGCTCAATGCAATAAAGAGAAAATTCAAAGATATAGAAATAGGTCAGGATTTCTTCACAGCCGGTGATGTTGAAATAGCAATGATAGGGGCAGGCGGTGGTGAGCAATTCAGAATTACCATTGAGATGGAAGAGATCAACCAAGCTGTATTCAGCGGCCTTAAGCTCCCTGCTGGAGTCCTTGGATATAATTATGGATCCACAGAAACGCATCTGAAAAAACAGATAGAGATTTTACTTGGCAGGATCTTGAGCTATCAGACTGAACAGGAATCTGTAATCAATCTGAAGCTTATGCCGCTTCTGGCAACGATATACAATCTCAAGAATATCCCAAAGATCAAATTCAAAAAGCCTGTAATTACCGACGAGGCAACTGATGTTGCTGTTGAGACTGCAAAAATTAATCAGACAAAAACTCTTATAGATATGGGAATGATAACTCCTGAGGATGGCCAGTTAAGATTGGGCCTCCCGGTTAAGAAGATAGAAAAACCCAAAGAGGAAGATCCAAATAAAAATAAAAATGGGGGAAGCTCAAATGCCTAAACAAGTTCACGATTGCGTAAAAAGATTACTCGCGGATCCTAATTTCAATCCTGATATTGGAAAAGGGAAAACAAATAAAACGAAAGAGGAAATAGCATGGGCTATATGCACAGCCAGATATAAAAAAGAAACTCTTGATTGTCAGGTTTGTGAGATAGACAATGATGAGCTCTTCCAAGAAGCTATCAAGGAAATCATGGATAAAATAAAGGATGAGAAACCTGTTCAGGAAAGCTACACTCTGGAAGGAATCAATATAGATCTATTCAAGGAAGCTATTTCCGAGGAAGATCTTAAGAAAATAAATAAATTCAGCATAAAGCCTGTTGAATCCAAAGATGTTACTGTATTCACAGCTTTATTGATAGATGATAAGATCACCAGGAATAATACACGATATAACAAGGACTTTCAGGACATGCTGTTATCTTTACCACCGGGTGAGGGCAACTTCGTAGGAGCCCCTATCCTATTTGGAGATAAAGAGGATCACCAGCATGCAGCCTCGGCCCAAGTAGGTAGAATATTCGATGCTTGGCAAGTTGTGGATTCCGAAAAACATTTCGGAGTCATGGCCAAGATCTATATCCTCAATGAGACAAATGAGGATCTGATAAGCAAGATCAACAGCGGCGTTCTTAAAGAACTTTCTATTTCCACGAAAGTAGAGTTACCAATCTGTTCGATCTGCGGTCAGAATATAATGGCTTGTGATCATACCCCGGGCCAGAATGGTTGCCATATAATAATGAGCGGAAAAGGGTTTGTAGCTGAAGCTTCATTTGTCGCGGTCCCTGGATCCAATGCCGCAAAGATCCTGAACAATGATGAAACCAAGAACTATCTGAGACTTGAAAACCTCAAGGATCTGGTGACACCGATGATCAATGAAGCTATTCATCCATTGACCATTTATCCTTCTGGGCAGACCGAAACTATGAATGCTGAGATAGAATTACTAAAAGAAAATTATACAAAGATCTCTACAGTTCTCGATGAGATATCTAAGAAAATGAATGAAGATATAGTCCAAATGCCTATAGATACTTTATCGACGATAAAACAGATAAATGAGGATATTGATGGAGCAAAAGAATTCGTTATAAGGAATCTCGCGAAATTTGATCTCCCTATTTCAGAATTCAGAAGTGATGTAATTCCTGACTTGGTTCAGGGATTGAAGGGTGAAGAGATTAATTTCATAATCAAGCTGCTCTATGATAACCTGGAGATACTCGGGATTAACCTTAGCAAGATAGAGGAACATCTCAAAGTAAATCCTAAGCCCACGAACCAAACTTTTACCGGTGATATTAACAATGTTCCAACGGTACTCAGGTTCATGAGCAAGAAAATAGACAGCATTAAAACAAGGATCAATAAACTTCAAGGCAGATTCGATCTGGAAGAACTCCAAAGAAAGGAACTCATCACTGAAGCAATCAAGATGGGTATTATCTGCGGAAAGTTCAATTTCAGTGAAAAGAATTTAGCTGAGAAGTTCTTTGATAATTTTACCACAGAAGAGATTAAGAAACTCAAAGAGGAGTGGTTTGAAGAAGGATCTTCAAAATTCACACCCAAAGAAATTGAAGTGAAAGAAATCAAAGACGAGAAAGAAGTTAAAAAAGAGACTAAAACGGCATCTCTAAAAGAGATAGCACAAAATATTGTAAACGGAGGAAAAAACAATGGCTAGGAATACAGTTGAGAGAACAGAAGGATGTCATGTAGTTTCATTCAAGGCAGATCCAACAGTTGCTATACCGAAAGGTTCTGCAGTGATTGTAGTCGGTGATTATTTAGTGGGATTAACGGAAGATCAGGATACATTTTCACAGGGAGTAGCACTTCAGGCACATGCAAGCGGCGTTCATGATTGCATTCCTGTTCTGCTTCCTGGTCCGGTACTCAGAGTTACAATAGGTACTGGCGGAGTTACTCCGGGACAGTTGATAAACGGAGATACGGCAACTCCTGGTGAATGGATCGTTGATACTGATGACCCGGCTGGCTTCGCACTGGAAACTGCTTCGGATGGCAGCGAGTGTGATATAGTGTTCGTAGGAGAGCAGTATTAAAAACTAACGGAGGGAGAAAAACATGAAGGAATATAATATCAAGTTGTTTAAAGAGCAGTATGGTTCAGAAGATAGTATGAAGAAATTAGCTGAGAAGATGACTGAGCTGAAGCTTTCCGGCAGCACGCTATTCAAGGAATTCTTCGGCAATACGGAAGCAACTCAGATGGTTCCTGCACAGTTTCTGGCACAGATCATTCTTGGTGCTACAAGCAATCCGCTTTTCAGGGATTTCTGTCCTGTAATATCCAAGGATTCTGGCGAATCTATTTGGGTTCGTAGAGCCAGTGACGAGGAACCGGCACAGGTTGTAAACGAAGGAGCAGAAGCACTGATCGACTCGGTAACTTACGAGAAGAGCGAATTCGTCTACAATAAAATCATGAAGAGACCTATGTGGTCTTATGAAGCTCTTGCTGATACACCGATCGACCTGATCGGAGTCAACAACCAGCTGATGGGAGCACAGGTTACACTTAAGGAAGACCATCTCGGTTTGGCAGACATTTATTACTGGTCAAGCGGAGCAAGGGAAACTGCGTATGCAAATACGGTAGCTCCTGTTGCCGGCCAGTCATATCTGGAAAACCTGATCGATGCAGTAGTCGATCTTCCTTGTGATAGCGATGGATTCTACAAGGCCAGCGTTATCATCATGAACTGTGATGGTTATAAGTTGCTGTTGAAAGACGACAATCTTCCGGACGCAGCTTACTGGGGTGGAATCACATTTATTCAGAGCGGCGAGCTTGCAAAGATTCTTGGTTGCAAGATATATGTCCGTAACCTGAAGAAGTACGGTGGCGATTACCAGAAGCCTCAGGAAGAGCTTGATGACGACGACGATTCAACCTATGTAATCGACTCAAGGTTCAGCTTTGCCGTAATCGACAGAGTTCCTTTGACAATCGATTCATGGGATATCGAAAGCCGTCAGTTGGCTAACGCCAACATCTGGGAGAGGACGATTCTTGGCATTCTGCAGCCGAGAGCATATCGTAGACTCACAGCACAGACTGAGGCCGAATAAGACCTGTAGCTAGGTTACTATACCAAGGGGAGAGGGCCCTTCGCGGGGCCCCTCCCATTTGGGCGGAGGAGAACAATGGCATATTCAACCATTCAAAATCTAAATGATTATTCCCGTATTGATAACGATACCCTGGTTCCTGAGGTTAAGTTCTCAGATGCTGAGAAGCAGGATGCTATAGACCAGGCTAATGCCAGGATTGAATATATAATGAAAGACTGGACTACTTTCTATCCAGCCGCTACTCATGCTCATGTCCTGAATATTCTCCGTGATGCTGAAACATATTACGCCCTTTATATATTATTCGATAAGAAAGCAAAGATAGTAATGCTTATGACTCCCGATTTAAATAATTTCTCTACGGGAGATCTTAATGCCTCTGCTCCTGATTCGGATAAGAAATCCTTCTACGTGCAATACCAAGCTCTGAGCCAGATCTATAAGACGAGGGCAGAGGAACTGGTGGCACTTGTTGTACCTCCAGGATCTGATTCAGTCAGGACAGTGCACTTTTTTGATACATCAGATGAACCGGAGTTTTAATGAAAATCGTAGATAATCTTAATAAGATAGGAAGCATGAAGGTAATAGATGCTAAGTTTGATAAGCATCTGAAGATACTCCTTGTTGTAGTAACACTTCTCGGAGGAGCCGTAACTGCTCTCGGTGAAATACAAAAAATAAAAGAAGCTGCTACTCTTGTTCCATCAATAGAAAAAAGATTAACAGTACTTGAAACAAGTGTAGTAATAGAACTTAAGAATATAAATACAAGGCTTGATAGAATAGAAAAGAAAATAGACGGGGGACAATAATGGCTGATATTACTGTTGAATTAATACCAGATAGACCATTACTTCCAATTACTGACGAAGAACCCGCAGAATACGGAAATTTAAATTACATTTTCTATCCTGGAATTTCTAAATGCCAGCAGATAAGGCTTACCAATAATACAGGTGATGCCTTAACACCTCATATTTATTTTGATGAACACGAAACAGATACCAAATGGTGGAAGACCATGAGGATTTATCCTACATGCTCTGGAGTTCTTCCTTCAGGAGTATGGGATCTTGAATGGGAAGGTGAGATAGCTGCAAGCGGAACCCAAGATCTTTACATAATGTCTGTTTGTACTAAAGAAGG